AGTTGAACCAACACCAGACTTATTGAAACTCCAGCCACCTACTTGTACTCTTTCATTATTTTTATTGCTTGGAACATCATACTCAATAATATCACCACCATAAGCATCCATGAATACATAGAAGCCTCTTTTATAAGCCTCGTAATACTTCTCTTGGGCCTTTACCATGTAATCTATCTCATTCTTACTTACACCCTCTGAATCGGCCCCAGTTGCCTTATAGATACCTTTATTACCAATCTCGTAGGCACCGTAAGTGAAATAATATGAAGTTGATAAATGAGTTAGCATAGGCTTTATGTAATCATCATACATTTCTTCATATAAGTCCTCTAAAGTACCATCTTTAAAATCAGTACTAATTTTATTATATAATTGTTGACCTAATAGCGGTTTAATCGCAGTAAGCTGTGCTGACTTAATGGCAGGGATAATTCTAGCCATTTCGACATTACCACCAATTGGTGTATTTTTTGTTATGTCGTCCTCTTTTAATAATAATATTGCCATATTTATTCTTCTTTATTTGTTTCTTTATTTTCTTCCTCAGGCATTAATTCTTCAAAATCTTTAAATTTCAATTTAACCTCTGGATAGCCTACAGATAGAATATTTTCCAATGCTTCAATTATATCTTCTCTGATTGGATTGATTTGATTTCTATATAATGTTCTTAATGCGGTTTTCATTTGTTCAGAATCGCTTGAAAAACCTGTGTCAGTTTGTATACCAAATAATGATGGACTAGTTACTTTATTAGCTAACATTATTTTTTTATTAGCTTCCTCAGATATAAATTGAAACTGTTCGTAGGCGTCTGTTATCTCAATGCTATTCACCGTTGTAGCTTGGTCTTTATTTTGATTGAAAGATACAATTACATTACCAGCATTATTACTACCAGTTAATTTATTTTTAATGGTTCTTTCAGCTTCCTCTTCGGCCTCTTCACTTTCAGGTTCACCTTGGTTGACATTAATAATTTTACCAGCTGAGAAGTTATTTCTAATATGATTAATTAAATAGTTACTTATTTCTTCTTCTAACTGTGCATATTGCATCGATGAAAACCAATCAGGTAATGCAAATACTGGTTGAGGTGAGTGACCTTGTAAGTAATATATTTCACTTTCTCTATTTTCACCTTCCTGAAAAGAAGGTATTAATTGTGGTCTGAACCTACCTCTCAACTTCCAATCAAATGAGTACCAAAAATTACTTGGTTTATCATTCATATCTTTCATTCTATCTACGGCCACTTGCCTAGCTGGTATTGAATGTATTTTGGTTACTTTCAACTCACCACCTTTATTATATATCACTTGTAGTGGCGAATTTCGCTGTAGCTTATATTCGTGTACTAATAGGTTTAAATCATTTTTAGACAGAATCCTGTCTAACTTTGCTTGGTCAATACCTTGTACTGCTTCCAACCCTTCGCCAGTTACATAATTAGTATAACCATCTACAATTGCTTGGAGGGTTGGTGAACCTAGATATCTATTTTCTACATCATAAAAGAAAGAATTATCTGGACCGTTTGTTAAAAATTTATTACCAATTTGCAGTAGACTTTGCGGGTCCACTCTCTCATAATTATTAAGATTAAGTATCTCTACTTTATTTCTACCTTTTTTATCTTCACTCATTTTATATATTTTTTTATACTTCTATAATACCGTTTGATTCGTCTTCATCATATGTTTTGAACTCTTGTAAGTTAGTTTCATCAGTCGATAGTAGCCTACCCCTCCATATTAAAGACTCGTCTTCAGGGTCCTTTAAATCGATTAAATATGTTTTATCATTTTGAAACACATAATCTATATATATGTTTTGTCTACCTCTATCAGCTAGACTTGTATAAGCCTCAACTACTTGTTCATTGTCATCAAACTCGTCGTATATAGTTATATCAACTAAATCTAAATATAACCTTGGATATAGTGCTATTGAATATATGTTTTCTTGTAAAAGCGTGAAACCTCCTGAATCAACCTCAACTACAGCACCATTACTATCTAGGTATATATTTTTAGTATTATTTAAGTTAAGAATTACCATTATTTATTATTTATTCTAAAAACAACATAAAAAAACCCGATGCATATTACATCGGGTTTATTCCTCCTTTTCTTTAAATTAACTTTCTTCTTATATATATTTATTATACTCCTGTAACTACAGCAGCAAATAATTCAGTTTTAGCAGCTTCATCTAAGAAGTATGCTGGTTCCATTTCAGAAGTAACGCCTTCTAGTTGAAAGGCATTTACACCATCCAAGGCACCTTCAATGTTAGTGGTAGAGTTAAACTCAACACCTCTTTTTAATCCTACGGCAACTATATCCCCAACGTTAGTCTCAAGAAAAACGATTGGTCTCCCCCATACCATCTGTTTGATTTGGAACAACTTCTTCGCACTAACTTTAGTGAACACAAGGTTCAAAGTGCCGTTGAATGCAGTTGTACCGTTGTCTCTACTTGAAGATGATGGTTCAGAATAGGAATTACCAGTATTTTTTAATGGAAATTTATAGACTTCAAAGTCACTTGCTGGCAATGCAGAGATAGTGTGACCACTAATCTCATCACTTACTGTAGTGAACTCATAATCGTCAAAGTTAGCTACATAAGCATTCTTGAAACCTGCAACTGCATTTAAGCAATCGGTTCCGTTTATACCTTTATTTATATCACAACTCATAATTTATTTGTTTTTATTTTTATTTGTTATTTAAAAAGAAACCCCACCCAATTCTAGGGCGGGGTTACCTATTTATTTATTTATTTGTTTTGATTATTGATTGAACGCAATGTCAAATGCAACAATCTCATCTGCGAATGAATAATCAGCAGCCATTGATAATACAGCTTTAGTTCTGATTTGACCTGATAAATCAGTTTCGTCCATATCTTTTACAGATACTTGGTTTAAATCAGATTCAAGACCTGTCATAAACGCAAGGTTACCAGTTCTATAGGCATAAATTTTATCACCTGATAATGCACCTACAGATTCTAATCTCACACCTAAGTAGTCTAATTCTCTTTTAGATACAGTAGTATTATCGCCTTGTGACGCTATGTTTTGTCTGTATAACCTTAATACTTTTGGAGATACAACCATAACTAAGCTAGAATCTTCGACTATAGCCTCTGGAATAGCATCATATACTGCTTCCAATGCATCAACTACGTTTGTTTTTGTTAAAGCTTCGGTGTATACTCCGATGGTGTCAGTGTCTGCAATTAAAGATGCAGATAGACCTGACACAGTATTTTTACCTTGCCAGATAAATTTATCTACTTTTTCACCTAAGTTATTAACGATTGCAGCTAGAATAGCACTTTGAATGTCTTGTGGTACTTCAGCGTTAGCTGAGAATAATCCAGCGGCTTGTGCAGCGAATGTACTGGAAAAATCTTCTTTACACATTTCGTGTTCAACCATAAATTTTGTTAATGATACATTCTTTTCGTTATAAGTGACATCACCATCTGGGTTCCATCCACAAGCATATGGCTGTAATTCAGCTGAATAGCTTAGCTGTGGCATGTTACCACTTCCAATAACGTTAGGTAAAACTGTGATTAGATTTTTTTCGATTGTATCACTTTTTTTGAAAGCTTGTACGAATATCTCACCAGCTAATGACCCTGCATATTGACTGGTTACTGTTAAATTTGTTGCCATAATTTTTCTTTTTTTATTTTAATTATTATTTATTATTTTTAGTAATTCTGTTAAGTGCTTCCATTGTACTTTCAGTATTTCTAGCACTCATTTTTATTTCAGCTTTAACTTTAGTATCGTTTGGAGTTTCTTCTAATTGTTCTTTTAAATTTAGAATTTCTTTATCCTTTGCTTCGATACTATCCTCAAAAGCTTTTCTTTCTTCTGAAAACAATATTTCAAATTTTGACTTTACTTCTTTGTTTTCTTCAGCCATATTAATAGCCATTTGAACTGATTCTTCTTCAGACTTTCCATATTTTGTTTTAAGCACTGACTCCAATTCTTTATCTTTTGAAATCAAATCAAAAAGTTCTTTTTTGCCTTCTTCATCAGTCATGTCCATCTTTGTAAGTTCTTTGTCTTCTTCAGCGTCCACTTCTTCTTTTTTGTCTTCTGAAGCGTCTACTTCTTCTTTAACTTCCATTTCTTTAATTTTACCTTCTTCATCAGTTTCGAAAGTTTTGCCTTCGAATACAAATTCCGAGTCAGGAAATACCTCACCATCTCTGGTAACTACCATACCAACTTCTAGTGCTTCAACCTCTAAGGCCTCACCTTCTTCCATAGGTATAGATAACATTTTTACATCCTCCTTCATATCCTCTCTATCAGACATGAATTTGATGAAATCTTTAAATACGTTTTTCATAGTTTCAATTTCTTTTAATTTTTTATTATTATTGTTACTTTCTTCTGAAAACAACATTTTCTCTAAACTTAAAAATGAGTCGATTGAAAAGCCTTTTACTTTACCGCTTTCAACATACTTATCCCACTCCTCATCGTTTAGCTTCATTATGATACACCAAGTACCTTTAGGAAGTACTCCCATACCTAAAGCAACTGCTTTATCTCTATCTGGGTCTTCGACAATCCATGATTCTATAATTACTGAACTTTTAACTGGATTAGTTTCTTTGTGATTTACCCAACTATTTTTATGATATCCTTTAATGAATACATTATGGGCCAACCTCTCTATAACGTCAGCTTCAAATACAACATTATATTTACCCCTTTTTTCACTATATCTAGGTATCTTTTGA